CACCAGTGGACCGAGAGCCTCGCGACGGTGCTAGCCCGCCGTCGCGGGGCTCTCGCTTTTGAGGCGCGTGATGCCCAACCGAATCCTGCGCACCGGACTGCTGTCGAGCGAGGCTGTCGATCGCCTATCAGCGGAGGAGGAGAGCCTCTTCGTTCGCCTCCTCCTCGTCGTCGACGACTGGGGCCGCTACGACGGGCGCCCGGCGGTCATCGCCTCCGCCTGCTATCCTCTTCGGCGCGCACTCGGGAGCGCCGAGGTCGAGACTCGGCTCGGAGCCCTGTCGACGGCCGGCCTGGTCCGCCGCTACGTCGTCGGCGACAAGGCTTTCCTCTCGCTCGAGCACTGGCAGGATCGCACGCGAGCAAAGGTCTCGAAGTGGCCGGGACCAGAAGAAATGTCAATGATTCCGCGATATTCGGCAGATGACGGGCACATGCCCGACATCCGCGGACATCTGCCAGCGGATGACGGGCACATGACGGGCACATGCCCGGCAGATGACGGGCACATGCCAGCGGATGGCCACGGATGTCCTCAGATGTTCATGGATGCCGGGTTTGACGGGCACATGCCCGACATCCGCGGACATGCGCGCACGGAATCGGAATCGGAGACGGAGACGGAGACGGAGACGGAGACGGAGACGGAGACGGAGACGAAAAAGAACAAGTCGGGCTCGGCAAAAAACGCCGACCCGACGTCAGCATCGTCCGACACCACACGCCAGATGCAAAGCAAGCCACGGAGCGGGCCGATCTCGCCCTCCGACGACCAGACCCGCACCACGGACGCCAAGGGCCCTCAGCGGGTACAGGCTTCGCTCAGAAGCGATCCGGACAAGAGAGCCAAACGCCGGTCTCCGCCAGACCCGCAGCTCGCGCTCGACCGCGAGCGCTGGTGCCTCACCGTCGAGCGGCTCCTCGCCTACCCACGCGCCGAGCTCCGTGGCGCCGCTCTGTGGGCGACGTGGACTCGGGCGCGCACGGCCCACGGGATCGACGCGCTGGTGCGGAGCCTGGAGGGCCTGGCGCACGGCTCCGACGACGACGTGGCGTTTGCCCGACGCTGCGGACCGGTCGGACTGCTGAGCGAGAGGATGATCCCGCGTGGGCTCGCGGTCGAGCGCGAGGTCGCGAGTGCGAGCCGATCGCGGGCCGAGGGACTCCCGCTCGTCCGGGCCCAGCCGCTTCCGCCGCCGCCGACCCCCGAACAGATCGCGGCCGCCCGGGCCTGCCGCCCTACATGGGCGAGGGACCAGCCGGGGCAGGCAGCAGCGGCGAGCGAGGAGAGCGATGATGTCCCGTTCTGACCCACGTCAGATCCGATGCGCCGACGAGGGATGCCGAGCGGCGACGGAGGCGCAACTCACGTCGCTCGCCGCTCAGGTGAGCGATCTGAGTGCTCAGGTGCGCGAGTACCGGGCGCTGCTCGAGCGGTTCGAGGCTCCCGATCGTGGGCCCGAGTGTGAGCGCTGCGACGACACGGGGGAGGTGTGCTCGCGCTGCGACACGATGTGCGGCGACGCCCACCCCGCCGATCCGATGGGGCCGTGTCCGGCGTGTAACTCGCGGTGCTCGGCCTGCGGCTCGGCCGCCGGCCTGGACGACGAGGGACGCTGCTCGGAATGCGGGGTGTGCGCCACCTGCGGCGGGGGCCCCGCCGGGCACGACGAGGATTGCGAACTCGCAGGGAGAGGCGCCCCGTGACCGACCGACCACTCAGGATCTACGTGGCATCGTCCTGGCGGTGCACCCGCTACCGCGGCGTGGTCGCTGGCCTGCGGACAGCCGGCTTCGACGTCTACGACTTCCGCGAGCCGGAGCCCGGGGACCACGGATTCTCGTGGCGCCAAGTGTGCGGGGAGCCGCCGCCATGGACGGCCAAAATGACGCGCCACGTCCTTCAGTATTCAGTGGTCCGACGCGGCTTCGCTCTCGATTTCGTCGCGATGAAGTGGTGTGACGCGCTCGTGCTGGTCCAGCCCTGTGGGCGCAGCGCCAGCCTCGAGGCCGGGTGGGCCTCTGGCGCCGGAAAGCTCACGATCGCGCTGCTCGCCGACGGAGAGGAGCCCGAGCTGATGTTGCGGCTTCTCGACTACTTGGTCGTCGACCTCGACGAGGCGATCTCGATCCTCCGGTGCGCCGCCGACCATGACGACACGCTGAGGCTCAGGCTCGTCGGCGAGGGAGTGAAGCCGTGAGCGGCACGACCTCGGCTCTCTACGATGGCGAGGCGGAGGGGGCGCTCCTCGCGTCCGTGCTGCTCGACTCGGCAGCCCTCGACGATCTCGGTCCACTCGCGCCCGCGGATTTCGTTCTCGCCGACCATCGTGCGATCTGGTGCGCCCTGCGCGAGGTCCACGACGCTGGACTCCCGATCGAGCTCGTCAGTGTGCGCGCGTCCCTCCGCGCAGCCGCCGCCGCTGACAGCGCGCACGAACTCCTCGCGGCCCTGATCGCGGAGGTGCCGCAGTCGGCTGCTCCTCGCTACGCGGAGATCGTGCGCCTCTGCTCTCAGCGCCGCCAACTCCAGGCGCTCCTCGCCTCGCTCCGGCAGCGGGTCGGCGAGCCGGGCTCTGACGTCGAGCAACTCGTCGCGGAGGCAGATGCCGGGCTCCACGCGATCGTGGGTCCGACCGCTCGCGGTGCTGGCCTCCGCTCGTCGAGCGACGTGCTCGTCGAGGTGTTTCGCGCGGTCGAGGCGCGCCACGAGCAGCCGGCCGACGTCACGGGTCTCGCCACCGGCCTCCGCGATATCGACAGGCTCACGAGTGGGCTCCAGCCGGGCGACCTCGTGATCCTCGCCGGACGGCCGGGCTCCGGCAAGACGACAGCCGCGGCCGGCTGGGCCCTGCACGTCGCACAACACGCCGCTCCTGTCGCGTTCTTCTCGCTCGAGATGGCCTCGACTCGGATCGTCCTCCGCATGCTCTCGGCCGAGAGCGGTGTGGAGCATGTCCGCATGCGCCGCGGCACTCTCACGGATGCCGATTGGCCGAGGCTAGCCCCCGCCGCCGACCGCATCCACCGCGCCCGCCTTTACCTCGACGACACGAGCGCGCTCTCTCTCTCCGTAATCCGCACGCGGGCTCGACACCTACTCCGGACCCAAGGCCTCTCGCTCGTCGTCGTCGACTACCTCCAACTCCTCGACTCGCCGCGAGGCACCGGTCGCGAGTCCCGCGAGCAGCAGGTCTCAGCGCTCAGTCGCGGCCTCAAGCGCCTCGCGGGGGAGCTCGCAGTTCCTGTCGTCGCGCTCTCGCAGCTCAACCGCGCGGTCGAGTCCCGCACGAACCGACGCCCTGTGCTCGCCGATCTGCGGGACTCCGGCGCGCTGGAGCAGGATGCTGATCTCGTCGTCTTCGCCTATCGCGCCGAGCTCCACGACCAGGCCACGCGCGATCGTGGCATCGTTGAACTGATCGTCGCGAAGCAGCGCGATGGGGAGACGGGCGCGATCCGCTGTGCGTTCGACGGCGCGCGCTCGCGGATCTCTGACCTCGAGGAGAAGCGCGAGGACAACGCGGGGGCGAAAAAAAAGGACTGGCACGATGATCGCGACTGAGTTCCCTCTCGACTCCGAACTGCGCGAGAGCTCCGAGCTGCGCGAGTGGCTCCGCGCCAACTGCCCGCTCGTCTTCGCGCGCATCGAGCGCCCGCGACGACGTGACGAGTCACGCCGCGTCACGCCGCGTCGCGCATGTCGAGCCGGCGGTCGAGACGACGTGACGTCCCTCCCTAAGGGGCGTCACGTCGTCTCGCCGTCTCGACGGACATGCGACTGACCGGTAGACTCGCGGCATGGCCCGACGGACAGCGAAGCGTCGACTCACCGAACGCCAGCGCAGCTTCGCTCGCGAGTACCTCGTCGATTTGAACGGCACCCAGGCTGTGCTCCGAGCGGGCTACCACTGCTCCGCGGAGACCGCCGCCGTGACGGCGTACCGGCTGCTAAGGGATCCCCAGATTGCCGCGCTGGTGGCCAACGCGAACGCGATCCGAGCGCGGAAGACGGAGCTCACCGCTGAGCGGGTGCTGGCCGAGATCGTGCGGATCGCGTTCTCGGACCTCGGCGAGGTCTTCACCGCCGAGGGCGCGCTGAGGCCGATCGGCGAGATCCCGGAGGATGCGAGACGGGCGCTGGCCTCGGTCGAGACGGTCGAGCGGCAGGTCGAGGCCGACGATGGACCGGTCGTGCGCTCGGTCGTGCGGAAGGTGAAGCTGCACGACAAGCTCCGCGCGCTCGAGCTGGCGGCGAAACACCTGGGCCTCCTCGCGCACGACACCGGGGCGCCCGAGGGCAACCGGGAGATCGTGCTGCGGATCAAGGCGGGCGCCAACGGCGAGGAGATCGAGATCGGTCCCGACTCCGCCTCGCCGGCGACCACGCAGTGACCCGTCTGGATCTCGTGCGCGCCGTGGACTATGTGCCGACGCCGACACAGGCGACGTTCCTCCGCGATCGGACGCCGACTCGGCTGCTCTGTGGAGGGCTCGGGTCGGGCAAGACGCTAACCGGCGCGTGGGCCGCGCTGGCGGCCGCGTTGGAGAATCAAGGGCGCGGCGACGGGATGCTCGTCGCCCCGAGCTTCCCGATGCTCGATCGTCTCGTGCTCCCAGCCTGGAAGCGCGTGGTCCCACGCGAGTTGATCCGCGCGCACAGGAAGATCGAGCGGCGGTACATCCTCACAACTGGGGACAGCGTGTGGTACGGCACGGCCGATGTGCCGGCCTCGCTCGAGGGGACAAATCTCGCGTGGTTCTGGGGCGACGAGGTGCGCTACTGGCCGCTCGCCTCGTGGCAGAACATGATCGCCAGGGTACGAGTGAGGGGTGCACGGTCGCTCCAGAGGATCGCGACCTCGACGCCAGCGATGGGCTGGATGTCGGTTGTCTTCGAGCGAGGCGTAGCCGATCGTCGTCTCACCCGGATCTCGACGAGGGAAAACGCGCCGAACCTGGATCCGAGTTACATCCCGACGCTCGAGGCTGCGCTGAGCCCGCGGCTCGCGCGAGCGCTGATCGAGGGTGAGTTCGTCGTGCTCGAGGGCGCGGTGTACGCGGAGGAGTGGCAGCCCGAGCGCAACGTGATCACGTGGGAGCACGACAAGCGCTTCATCACGTGGCTCTCGATCGACTTCGGCGCGCGCCGCCCAAGCGTGCTGCTGGCGCAGCAGGTCGGTGACACGCCGTGGTGGGACCACAGAACCGGACGGCAGTTCGCGCCGCACGCGCTGATCGTGCTCGACGAACTCCACCCTGACGAGTGCCCGACGATGCGGCTGATCCCGCGAGTTCGTGAACTGCTCGCCGGACGGCGGGTGGACCAGATCGCGTGTGATCCAGCAGGCGCAGCGAGAGACCAGGCGAGCGGGCTCGCCAGCGTCGAGCTGCTCCGCGCCGAGTGGGGAGACATCGTGCGCTACACCTCCGACCCGCTGGACACGTCGATCCCCGCAGGGATCGATCGCGTGCGCGGCGCGCTGTGTCCCTCCGACGGGAGCCCGCCGCGGCTCTACGTCGAGCGGCGGCTCGCGCGAGCGGACGCGAGCTATCGAGGGCTCGTGAAGGCGCTCGCCGGGTACGCGTACCCGGTCGAGCGTGACGGACGACAGGTGAGCGATCACCCGGTGAAGGACGGGACCTACGAACACGCGATGGACGCGCTGCGGTACCTCGTGACAAACTCGCAGCCTCGCCCCGGCGGCGAGGGCCGCGTGTACTCCTACTCGTGGGGCGGTGGTGGCGGCTGAGGGCTGGACATGGGCGATGTGATCCGCATGGGCGAGGCACGAGCGAGAGGCACGGCCGCGGCGGTGCAAGGGCTGACCCTCGAGGCGCTCGAGTCAGAGGGTCGGCCGCAGCGTGGGATCGATCTGCGGATTGAGCGGAACACGGCGCAGCAGCGAGTGCTGCTCGCGACGACGCGATGCCCCGCGTGCGGGACGCGGGGAGGCTGCGGGATGGTTCTCCCTCACGACAGCGGGCTCCTGTCGGAGAGGGATGCGGCGAGGGTCCTCGCCGGCATCTGTCGCAACGCGGGCGCCGCGCTCGGCGTTTGGCTCGCGCAGACGTGCGAGAGCCACCAGTCGGGAGCACCGAAGAGTCACGCGCCTGCCGAGGATCCCGCGCCCGGTGGTGATGTATGAGCCTGGACGAGGCGATCGCGGTGTACCGGATCGAGGACCCGCGGCCGACCTCGACCAGGTGGCGGAGGACCCGCTGCCTCGCGCTGAGGCTCGGCTGGTGGATTCGACGACGAGCGGATAGGCTCGTGCTCTGGGCTCTCTCTCCGTAGAAAGGTGACGCTGATGGTCGACTCGCTCCCCCGCGTGCTGCGCTCCCTCTTCGGTGGGCGCGAGACGACGGAGGAGCAGGTGCAGATCCCGATCTCGCTGCCCGCGCCCTACTCGACGCCGCAGCGCTGGATCGCACGCGCACAACTCGCGTGGCCTCACGACTACGCTGCGCAGGTGGACACGGCGCTGCGCTACCTGCGGGGGCAGCACCTGCGCGACACGACGCAGTGGCTCCGCGAGCACTACGGGGACTCGGCGCAGTTCATGACGCCGGCCGTGATCTCGGTCTTCCGGCGGGTCGTGCTGGAACTCGCTCGCGTGTACGGACAGGAGGGCGAGGAGTTCCCTCTCCTGTCCGAGGGCGAGGGCGAGGTGGACCCGCGGCAGGCCGACCTCTGGTCTCGAGTCCGAGTCGGCTGCGAACTCGATCGCAAGCTCAAGGAACTCGAGCGGCACACGGTCGCAGCGAAGCGGATGTTCGTTCGCGTCGGGTGGAACTCGCGTCTCGACGCGGTGCGGCTCACGCTCTTCTCGCCGACCAGCGTCTTCCCGATCTGGATCGGCGGCGACGACCGGCACCTCTCATCTGCGAGCGGCGTGCTGCTCGCGATCGAGCCGACGTACGACGAGCAGGGCAGAGCGATCGAGCGGTGGGAGTTCTGGTCAGCGGAGCGGACCTTCACGATCGATTCGCGCGGGCGGGTGGACCTCGGAACGATCGAGGCCGCAGACGGATCGGTGACGCCGTCGGCAGAGAATCCCTACGGGCAGATCCCGATCGTCGCCTTCGCGGCCGACGAGCAGGACACCGCCGGCTACTACGCGCTCCCGGACGAGCAGCTCCTCAGCGCTCAGCGCGTCGTGAACGCCGTGGCGAGTGACATCGTCCAGACGCACAGGCAGCAGGGGTACGGGCAGCTGTACACGGAGACAGTGCCGGGCGAGGCGCCGGGTGACTGGGCAGCGTCGACCTCTGTTGGCCCGAGGACAGGCCGTGATCGGGGCGCCGCGCAGGGCCGGACGATCCGGCTCGGACCGACTCGGATCGTCGACGTGCCGAGAGGCAGGCGGCTCGGGGTGCTCGCGTTCAACGCCGACGTTGAAGGCGGCGTGCGGCTCCTGCACTCCTACCTGTCCGACGTGATCACGTCGGAGGGGCTGCCTCCCGGGAGCGTGCTTGCGGACTCGAGAACGGCGGCGAGCGGCACCGCGCTGCTCGTCGAGCGCCAGCCGCTCACCGAGGCGCGTCGTGATCTCGTTGAGATCATGCGGCCTTCGACGCGCGAGTTGCTCGAGCTCGTGCGCCTCGCCTGGAATACGCACCGACCGACGGAGCAGTTGCGGCTCACGCCCGACTGGGTAGAGGGCACGCCCACGCCACCGATCTCGCGCGAGGAGAGGCGACGTGCGGACGAGGTGGACGTGAGGCTTGGGATCGAAAGCCCCGTGACGATCGTGATGCGCGACCGCGGTCTCGAGCGCGAGGCAGCAGTGCGCTACGTGGCCGAGCGACAGGCCGAGGGCGCCGGAGGCAGGAGCCTCGCTCGCTTGCTCGAGGAGCTGCTCGGCGAAGCGAGCGACGGTGCCGACGTCATTTCCGCAGAGAAGAAGGACATCTACGCCTACGAGGTCGAGGGCGGGATCTTCACGATCGACGAGATCCGCGGGGCCAAGGGCTGGCCGCCGCGGGCCGAGGACGGCCAGCTGACGGTGCCGCAATACCGAGCGAAACACGTCGAGGAGATGGCGCTCGCGACGGTCGCGACAACGGGTGGAGGGGCCGAGAAGATTCTGCGACTGCCCACAGTAGAGTCGCCGGCTGTCGCTGTCCCTGCCGGAGGCGGGTTGCTCGCAGCACAGGTCTCGGCCCCCACGGTCAGTCCGCTGACACAGGCCCGCGGTGAGGAGAAGACGTAATGTCCCACCATCCGGGAACCCACGCCGCCGGCGGCGGCGGTGGCAAGATCAGCGGCGGCAAGACGATGCCCCGAGGCGCGCGCCCCAGCGCGGCTGCGATCAAGAAGGACATCGCGAAGCTGCATCGGCAGGTCCTCGCCGAGGCCATGCGCTCGCCGACGAAGAAGAAGGTCGAGACGCTGGCGGCGTTCCATCGCGTCGCGAAGAGGCTCTAGGCTCGTGGCCCGGGTGGCCGATATCGAGGCCGAGGCGCTCGACATGCTTCGGCTGCGCGTGCTGGCGCTGCTCGATGGGGCCACGCCGCGCAACGCGGTGGCACGGATCGACGCAGTCGAGGACGCACTGCTCCGCGGCTACGACGTGCTCCTCGAGGCAGTGATCGCCGAGGTGGCGCGAGAGTTAGTAGAGTGGGACCTGCCGACGGCGGCTGTGGCCGAGACGAGCGCAGCGCTGAGGCAGGCGCGATTGCACGTTAGAGACGATGTGGAACGGTACGCGCGCGAGGCGAGGGGCACGCCGAAAGATCAGGGCGGCCCGCTCGCGGGGCTTCAGCGGCTCGCGACGAACGGGATGGGCCTCGTCGACACCGCGCTGATGGCGGCCGACCGCGCGGTCTCGATCGCGCAGGCCGAAGCGACAGGGATCGAGTGGTGGCTCTACGACGGGCCGGTGGACCAGCGGACGCGCGACGATTGCCGGGCGTGGGCCGGGCATCGGTTCACCTCGGCACAGGTCGCATCGCTGAAGAGCCGGGCAGGTCCGCAGCCGCCGAGCCTCTACGGAGGCGGCTGGAATTGCAGGCACCGATGGGCGCCTCTCGACGAGAGCGAGCTCGCGCAGTATCCGCCGTGGCCGGGCTGATCGCCGAGCAATACGCGGGGCACCTCGCGGCCGGCTACCCGGACGGGTGGACGCAGCATGGCGCGCAGGCAGCGCGCTTCCGGGCGGCGCTTGATCTACTGAGCAGATGCGGGATCGCGCTCGACGGACGAACGCTGCACGATGCCGGGTGCGGGACGGGGGCGCTGCGAGCGTGGCTCCCGGATGGCTGCGAGTGGATCGGCACGGACGCGCGCGCTGGGATGGCCGGTGTGCGGCTCGACCTTCTGACCGGCGCGATCCCATTCGCGGACGTGACGGTGGTGAGCGGGACGCTCGCGTTCCACTCGACCGAGGCGGCGCTCGTGCTGCTCGGTCGGCTCTGGAGATCGACCGAGGCGGCGCTGGTGCTCAACCACGCGCCGGGGCTCGGGTCTGAGCGAGCGAGGATCGAGCGGTGGGCTGCACTGCACGGGCTCGCCGCGACGGCCTGCGGCTACACGGGTTCGGATCGGACCTGGCTCTGCGTTAGGGACAGGGGATGACGTGCTCGCCTCTGCTGGTGTACCGTGCGCGCGAGGAGGTAGACGAGGTGGCGAAGATCCGCGTGAGTTGGCGCTTCCCCGACGGGACCGACGTAGATGCCGTGATGACCCGCGTGATGACCCGGATGGGCACACACGCGCGCAGCCTGATCGTGCGTCGCACCGGGCAGGGCCGCGGGATCGACGGACTCCTCGCGCCCTACTCGGCCGGCTACCGGCTGGCGAAGGCGGCTGCTGGCAGATCGCCGGCGCTCGTGGACCTCACGCTCTCGGGGCAGATGCTCCAGGCTCTCACCGTACTGCGCGTGACGCCGCGCCTCGCGACGCTGGGCTTCCGTCCCCTGCGTCGGAGGAAGGTCACGCTTGCCGCGCGCGGCCGGAAGTTCGTCGTGTCGGACCTCGAGACGCGGCGCAGCTCGAGGCGGAGGGTAGTCGCGAAAGCCAAGGCCACCACGTCGGCGGCCGCCGTGGTGAAGAACGATGAGCTCGCGCGGATCCATCACGAGGGACTCGGACGCATGCCCGCGCGGCCGTGGTTCGGCTTGTCGGATCGCGAGCGGCGCGAGATACTGGAGATCGGTCGCCGCGAGTCGCAGACGGCCATGGCAGCGAAGGGCCCCGCAGGGGGGTGGTGAGAGCAGATGGCCTCGTCGAAAAAGTACGCGATCCTCTGCCTCGACGGTGCGGGCGCGCCGCTCACCGGGCTCACCCCCTCGTGGACCGCGTACTGGAACTTGTTCGACAATTCGAGCGACGGGAGTCCGCCGACGATCACGGAGGTCGGAGGCGGGATCTACGTCTTCGACGCGGCGCTGATCGCAGATGGAGCACGGGCGGGCGTGATCGACTGCGGCGCCACGGCAGCGGTCGTGCTCGTCGCCGGGCAGAGCGGCGGGAGCGCGCGGTACGCGATCTGGCAGGGGCGCTACGAGGATCGCAACGCGGCCGCGGACGTGTGGGGCTACGCGACCCGTGAGCTGACCGGCCTCGATGTGGGCGCCGACGTGTGGGGCTACGGCACGCGCACGCTGACAGCGCTGGACGGCACTCCGGCGGCCGACGTGTGGGCTGCGACGACTCGCGCGCTGACGAGCAGCGGAGACGACGCGGTCGCGACCGCGGTCTGGGCCGCCGTGGCCCGCACGCTGACGGACTTCTCCGACGTGTGGACGGCGGCCTCGCGCACGCTGACGGCGAGCGGCGTGACCGCGATCTGGGCGGCGGCCTCGCGCACGCTGACGGCGCAGTCGCTCTCCGGGCTCGGCGCCGAGAGCGTGAGCGTGCAGTTCACCGACGGCAGCTCTGGGGTCCAGGGCGCGCTGGTGCTCGCGATCAACGGATCGTCCGAGCTAGTCGCGGCGCAGCTCACCGACGGCGGCGGAAGCGTGTCGCTCCTGCTCGACGCCGGCGCGTACACGCTCCTCGCCACCAGGCCGGGCTACCAGTGGGCCGAGACGGCGGTCACCGTGTCGAGCCCGGACACGATCTCGACCTCGACGATCGCCGGGAGCGCGCTCACCGCGGGGCAGTTCGCGCAGGTCGGCGTGACGCGATCGGTGTCCTGCTCGGCGAAGACGCGAGGCGCGAGGATCGAGAACATCTCGCAGGGCGACGTGCTCACGCTGACGCGCACGGTGACCGGCGTTCCGGACGGAACGACGATCAGCTCGGCGGTCGTGCGCTTCGGATCGTTCGCCGAGAAGCGCACGGATCTGAGCGTGGCGGCCACGGTCACCGACAGCGGAGCGGACGGCACAGGCGTGATCACCTTCGCGCTGACGGCGGCGTACACGCGCGGCTTTCAGCCGGGGCAACCAACCGATTACCAGCTGCGCGTGGTCCTCGCGAGCGGGACCGAAGTGCTGGTCGAGGACGGCGTGATCGTCGTCGACCCGGAGATCGACTGATGAGGCTGCGCGAGTTCCGGATCTACGGCGACCACGTCCTCCTGCGTGTCGAGGAGGAGTCGGTCGTCACCGCGGGCGGGATCGTGATCCCGGAGCAGGCGCGGGAGCGACGGCTGTCCGGCGAGATCGTGGCGGCCGGTCCTCGAGCGCCCGACTGGGCCCGCCCCGGGCTGCGCACGCTCTACGAGCGCTACGCCGGGAGCGAGGTCGTCTTCGACGACGACGAGAGCGTCGTGCATCTTGTGCTGCCTGGCGACCAGCTCGTACCCGTCGAGGTGGTCCTCTGATCATGGGCTTGCGTTGCTGCGGCGCAATCGCGTAGGCTTGCGCCGTTCGTCAGCCGGGTGCTGGCGAGCAGGAGCCTGATCGGGCCTGGAGCCCGCGGGCGAGGGAGCAGGACGTGACCGAGGAAGCGAAGAAGACGGAGCAGGCAGCGAGCGGAGCGACAGGTGCGCCCGCGGCGCCCGCGGCGCCCGCGGCGCCCGCGATCGGATCTCCCGCGACCGGAGATCCGGCGACGAACGGAACGCAGGCGTCCAAGGTCTTCGACGAGACCTACGTGAGGGGCCTCCGGGAGGAGGCGGCGAAGCACCGGGTCGCCGCAAGCGAGGCGCAGAAGAAGCTCGACGCGATCGCGGCCGCGGAGAAGCTGGCGACCGACAAGCTCGCGCTCGAGCAGGGCCGCTGGCAGGACGTCCTCAAGAGCAAGGAAGAGGCGCTCGCGAGCGCCCAGCGGGATCTCGACGCGGCGAAGGCCCGGGCGGCCATCGCCGACAGGTACGACGCGGACGCGAGCGCGAAGGCGAAGGCGCTGGCGGACAAGCTCGGAGCCGCCGCGCCGAGCATCGACGGCCTCGACCCGAGGCTCGCAGTCTCGATCCTCGAGAAGTTCGAGGCGGTGACGACAGGGCAGAAAGTTCGGACGTCCGCCGGCAACCCGGTGGCGCCCGGACAGCAGAAAAAGGATCCGTGGGATCTGACCACGGACGAGTTCGCCGCGCTCTCGCTCGAGGAGCAGGCGGCTGCGTCGCGCGCCGTGAGGATGCGCGGCGTCACGCATCCTCGACCGAAGCTCTAACCGCCGGCGCTGCCACGAAGCGCGTCGGCCAGAAACGGGAGTAGATCATGGCCGACGCATTCACCACTCGCGGAACCGCCGCCGTGCCCGACGGCACGATGGCGAGCGGCGTCACCCCCGCGCAGCTCTCGGCCGAGATCCGTCTCGCCGCGCGCGCGCAGATCGTCCTCGCGGACAAGGTGATCCGGAAGGACCTCCCGCGCGGCGTCGCGCAGTGGAAGTACGTCTCGAATTCCTCGCTGACCGCCACGTCGCTGACCGAGGAGGCGGACCAGGACTCCTCGGCGATGACCCTCTCGGGGATCACGGTGACCACCGACGGTGTCGGGGTGACGGTGAAGCCGACGGAAGCGGCGCAGCGCGCGACGACCTACGACCTCGCGCAGCTCGCGGTGACGGAGGGGTCCCGCGCGCTCGCCGAGAAGATGGACACGGATCTGCTCGCGCTCGCGAGCGGATTCACCACGAATTCGGTCGGCACGAGCGGCGGCGATCTCACGAAGGCGATCATGATGTCCGCCCGGTACAAGCTCCTGAACGCGAACGTGCCGAGGGGCTTCGATCAGGGCGATCCGAGCTCGTTCGGTCCCTCGCCGTCCGGCCTCCAGGGGATCATGTGCGTTCTCGACCCGTGGGCGCTGCTCGACCTCCAGACCGCGGTGGAGACGAGCGGCTCCTCGTGGCTGATGGACCCGACCGCGCACGGCGTGATGTACGACGGGGGCGCCGTCTCTCCCGGCTACGCCGGATCGTTCGCCGGAATCCCGATCTTCCAGTCGAACATGGTGCAGCTCTCCGGGTCCGACTTCATCAACTTGATGTTCGTTCCCTCGGCCCTGCTGCTCGCGGTGCAGGACTTCGCGGTGGTCCGCTTCGACTTCGACATCGAGACCAGGACGGACGTGATCACGGTGGACGCCTGGTACGGCGTCTCCGAGGGCGTCGACGGGTTCGGCTGCAAGATCACGGTCGCCAACACGTAGGCCGCGAAGCCTACGTGTTGGCGACGGAGAGAGAAACATGTCCGAGGTCAAGCCGCTTCGTTTCACCAGGCTCGCGAAGTTCGACGGATCGTTCGTCGACATCGCGGTGGCGCCGCACATCAACGGCGGGAAGGGCGTGGAACTCCAGCTCTCCAAGATGCTCGGTGACACGCCCGCCTACTACTACCTCCAGGAGTGGGCGGGCTTCTCGGTCGAGCAGAAGGACGAGATCAAGGCCTCGTGCGAGAGGGTGCTCTCGCGGAGGGGCCGGGCCGTGATGGGTGCGACCCGCTCGGGCGACCCGCTCGAGTCGGCCTACCTCCAGGCCACGCCCGAGGCCCGTGAGGCGCTGCTCGTGCGCCTCGAGGCGCAGCGCCGGCGCGAGAGCAAGGCGGCGGTGCCGGCGGTGCCGGCGCCGGCCGCGGCCGTGAAGGCGGGCAAGTGAGTCGCGAGGCGATCGACGAGATGTTGCGCGGCGTGAAGCGCCACGCCGATCGCGTGGGCAAGTCGCTCACCGAGCGAGAGCTGCGCCGCGAGGTGGTCGACCCGATCCGGCAGTTGGAGCGGGAGGAGCGGCACCATGGCGATCGCGACTACCGCGAGGGCGAGCGAAAGAACAAGCTGCGCTGAGCGCGCTGACAGCGCGGGCGCGAAGGAAGAGACGATGCCGACGATCACGAAGAGCCGTATCCTTCGCACGCTCACGGGAGTGGGCGTCGTCGCGCTCCTCGTGGGCGCGGCGCCGACGGGCGACTACACCCGGCACGACGATCAGCAGTACTTCGTCGGCGCCGTGAACATCGACGGCACCGTGACCACGGCCGGGAGCACGAGCGACTTCGTCGTGGTCGCCGGAGACGACGCGTCGATTACGGGCACCGACGACGTGTCGCTCGAGCACGGCTCGACGAACTCGATCGTGAACATCGCGACCGCGCTGTTCGCGGCCGACGTGAACATCGGCAACGCCACGGGCGTCACCGACGTCGACATCACGGCGGGCACCGGAGGAGTGACCCTCCAGTCGACGACCACGGGCGACGTGACGCTCGACCCCTCGGACGATCTGCTCTGCACGGTGGCCGACGACGAGACGCACACGATGGAGTCGGCGTCCGCCATCTTCTCCGTGACAGGGACCGCGGGCTTCTCGATCAGCCTCGGCACCGACGACACCACGGCGGACACGATCGCGATCGGCAGCGCGAAGGACGACGTGGACGTCGACGGCGAAGACATCCAGTTCGAGAGCGCCGACGACACGCACTTCCTCTCGACATCGGCAGGGGGCATCTTCAATTTCGGTACGGGCGCCAACGGCTACATCTTCAACTTCGGTACCGACGACACGCTGGCCGACGACATCAACATCGGCTCCGCGCTCGACGACGTGGACATCACGGGAGCCTCGTCGTTCGTCGCAGGCACGGGCGACCCGCTGACGATCACGGGCAACGCGGCGAGCACCTGGAGCACCACGGCGGGCGACCTCATCCTGAGCGCGGATGCCGCGAGCGTGACCATCACGGGCAACGAGGCGGCCGCGGGGCAGGTGGCGCTCTCGGCCACCGGGGTCATCGCGGGCAACGCGATGACCCTGGCAACCAGCGACGGAGGGATCTCGGTCGCCGCGAGCGGGTCGGTGAACGGGGACCTGATGCTGAGCGCCGCCGACGACGCGACGCTGAACGGCGGGAGCGCCGGGTCGCTCATCACGATCGGCGGGAACACGCAGGGTAACGTGCTGAACGTCTGCGCGGACAACACGACGGCCGACGACATCAACGTGGGGTCCGCGCTCGACACGGTGGCGATCACGTCGAGCGTGTGGAGCGTCGACGACAACGGCGCTTTCTCGGGTCTCGGCGACCTGACGTGCGCGACAGGGCTGACCGGCGGGTGGGATCTCTCCTGCGCGGCGAGTGCGGCGGCCACGCCTGGCCAGTCGATCGATCTCACGGGGCAGGCTGGCGGCACGGCGGCGACGGACTCTGACGGGCAGGTGGGCGGCGCTGTGAGCGCGACCGGCGGCGTCGGCTCGGCGCTGAACGGCGGCGGCGCGAACGACGGCAGCGGCGGAGACGTCGTGCTCCTCGGTGGTGCGCGCGGCGGCGCGACGGGTTCGGCGGTACACGGGATCGTGCGCGTCGGCAACCCGACCGTGAGCGGGACCCGAGCCACCGACTACCTCGCCGTCGGTGGCGGATTCGAGGTCGACGGAATCGCGCTGTTCGCCGGCTCCACGACGCTCGGAGACAATGCGGCCGACGCTCTGACGATCACGGGTTCCCTCTCGGATGTCAATTTCCAGACGGGTCTCGGTGGCGGCGCGGACATCGGGAGCGCCGCTGCGGCGGCCGACACGGCGGGGCAGTCGCTCGATCTGCTCGGGCAACTCGGTGGGGCGGCATCGACGGGGCAGGTCGGTCGCGCTGGTGGGCTGATCTCGATCACCGGCGGCGCCGGCACTCCCAAGGATGGCGCCGGCGCGACGGATGGCGATGGCGGTGACGTGGTCCTCCTCGGCGGCGCGCGCGGAGGCACCACGGGAGGGACCGAGGTGCACGGGATCGTGCGCGTCGGCAGCCCGACCGTGGGATCGACGAAGGCAACCAACGTACTCGCGATCGGAGGCGCGCTCGAGGTCGACGGCGCCGCTCGATTCGACGGCGGGCTCGTGATGGGCGACACCTGCACGGGATCGGTCAGCGCCAATGCGGTCTCGTGCTCGGGCGCAAGCGGTGTGATCACGGACGATGGCACCGACATCAATCTCGACGCGAGCAGGGCCGACATCACGTGGACGAACGCGAGGATCGCAGCGACCTCCGTGGTGCTGCTCACCGTCTGCGGCCCGACGCGGGAAACGAACACGAACGTCACAGCGCAGGTCGTGCCGGGCGCGGGCACCGCGACGCTCCAGGTTCGGAACACCGGGACCGCGAATTTCACCTCGGCCGGCCTCATGCTGTGCTTCCTCGTGCTCAACTAGCTCACGCATGCGCACCCGTCTCGCCATCGCGCTGCTGCTCGCTCCGCTCGCTGCTCACGCGGCTGCCTCGGTGGCAACCTACGAGGCCATCCGTGGGCGCGCGTCAAAGACGGTGCGCGTGCAGGGCTACGACAGCGCGGTGGCCAGCGGGACCTACGTTCTGATTCACCCGCTCTCGACGACGGCCGTCCAATTCCTCACCACGGCGGACGAGTTGATCGTTGCGGCTGGAGGCAACGCGAACGACGCGACGGCGGGCACCGGGTGCCGCGAGATCACGTTCTGCGGCCTCAACGATTCGTGGGCCGAGGTGTGCGAGGCCGAGGCGACGGCGGGAGCTTCCGCGTCGACGAAGACGACCGCGAAATTCTTCCGGCTCCACTACGCCTACTGCTCCTCGAGTGGCACGGCGCACGCGGCGAACACCGCGGCGATCTCGATCACCACCGAGGGCGCGGTCGCGATCGCATCGATCGAGGCTGGGCTGGGCCGCACGCGGCAGGCGCTCTACACCGTGCCCGATGGTTGGACCGCGTACCTCCGGGCCGTGCGCGTGAGCGTCGACGCCGGGACCTCGGAGGCGGACCTTCGGGTGCTCTCCGCTGGCGATCAGAGCGACGTGACAGCGCCGGTCGCGAGCCCGCAGATCGTCGATCAGCTCGTCGACGTCTCTGGCTCGGTCGAGCGCGTGTACGAGGTGCTCCCCGAGCTCACGGAGAAGAGCGACGTCTGGGTCGAGGCCTCCGGTGCGGGCGGGGCCTCGGAGGTGGCGGTGCTCCTCGAGCTGTTGCTCGTGCAGGATGCGCAGTGAGGACGCGGAAGCAAGCGCTCCTGCTCGACGTCGGAGGGGCGATCACCTTCGACGCGCCCGAGTCGGGCGTGCTCTCCTCGACCGTCGTCTCGGTTTTCGATCACGCCGGAGAAGCGACGGCGATCGCGGCGACGGCGGTCGCCGCGGTGAACGGAAGGCGGCTCTCGCACACCGTGAGCGCAGCGATCTGCGACACCCTCGGTAGCGGCTATCGGGTGCTCTGGCAGTACACGGCAGGGTCCGAGGTGGCGGTGCAGCACAGCCGCCTCTTCGCCGTCGTCAACCACGTGCTGCGCCCGAGCCTGAACGGCTCGAGCTTCTTCGGCTCCTACTACCCGGGGCTGAGCGATCTCGTGCCGGACCATGTGTCCCTTGGGGTCGCGATCGATCGTGCGTGGGACGAGGTCTTCGAGCGCCTCGAGCAGGCGGGGCTCGACCCGCACCGCGTGATCGACGCCTCCGGCCTCGAGGCGCCGCACGCGGATCTCACGGCCGCTCATGTGCTGCGCCAGCTCGGGCCCGGGTACACGGAGCAGGCACAGGCTGCGTGGGCCCTGGGGCGTGAGCGGCTGATGGCGGCGGCGGGCTCCCTGCGGTTCTACAACGCTGACGACGACGAGGAACTCAAGCCCGGCGCCAGCGAGCTCGACGCAGCCCCGGGCGGCCTCACGGCGCTGAGGGGGTGACGAAGTGGCGGCGAGCACCCTGGCGGCATGGCTCGATGGGCTGCCCGAGATCCTCGAGGCGGTGACCCCGGAGGACCTCGGCTCGGGCGGAAGCGCGCGGTTCCACTACGTCGGGCGGAAGCGAGCCGTCGAGGAGGCGGTGGCCGATCGGTCTTTCGGCCTCTCGCTCGTCGGGACGGCGACCCTGACTCCGGACCAAGCTGGAGACGCGATCGAGTACGTCCAGCCAGTCGCTCTCCGCGTGCGGTACCGCGGGCAGTCCGCCGATCCGCACGCGCTGAACAAACGCATCGCATCGGACCGGCGACAGCTCGTGCGCGCGCTCTACCTGCCGAGCAACCGCGTGTCGAGCGACGTGCTCGGCCTTTCGGTGGACGGCATGTTGATCGAGCCGGACGAAGAGAACCAACTGATCGATGTCGTCTTCTCGCTCTCGCTGACCTTTCGAGAGAGGTAGTCCATGGCCTTCAGTCCATTCGCGATCCGCAAGGTGTTCGTCAACCCGGAGTCGGCATTCGCTTCCTCGTCTGCGACCGAGGGCGACTACATCCGGGTGCCCGTGGTCAACCCCGACTGGAAGCCGACAGAGGGGACGATCGAGCGAGCGGTAGCCCAGTCGCGGCTCACGAGCCACTCGGCGATCGTCGGTCGCAAGGGCGGGACGTTCACCTTCCGCGTTCACCTCGAGGGCCTCACGACGAACGACGGTGCGGCGCAGGTCACGGTGACTCCGTGGCTCGACGAGTGCCTGCTCGCGTGCGGGTTGACGAAGCTCGCGGGGACCGGCCTGGAGAAGACGGGCGTCGATTCGGACGCCGACGACGTGGTGCTCGCCTCGACGGCGGCCGCGAAATTCAAGCTCGGCGGGATGCTCGGCTACAAGCTCGACTCGGACGGGCTGCTCTACACGCGGCTGATCAAGCAAATCGCGACGACGACCGTGACGGTCAAGCCGCCGTGGACCTCTGGTAGCGCGGACCTCGACTCGATCGTGACGAGCGGCGGCGACCTCACGATCTTCTCGCCCGCGACCTACTGGGCGCAGGACGGTCTCGCCGCGCCGCTCGGCAACGGTGTGATCTCGGACCCGGGCACGGTGTCGTTCGTGGTCGTCGGCTCCGGCTACGAGTTCACGCTCAAGGGGTGTCGCGGCAACGTCAAGCTCCTCGGCGAGGGCGAGACGGCGATGCTCGAGTTCACCTTCCAGGTGTGCTCGTTCGCGACGAGCTCGCTCGCCCCCACCGCGTCGATGCCGACGGCGAAGACCTCGCTGACGCTGCCCGGCAACGCCAAGGTTTGGTGGGGCGACGACGTCGCAGCAACAGCGGACACGATCCCCTGTCGTGACGTGGCCTTCGATTTCGGCGTGCAACTCGCGGAGAAGGCCGCAGATCAAGGCACCGAGGGGCGTGCTGGCTGGGCGGTCACCGGGCACAAGCCCGTCGCCTCGTTCAAGCCCTACTGGGACACCGCGTTTCTGACGGCGAAGAGCGCGGCGTCTGCGTACCTCTTCGCCTTCCAGATCGGTACCTCGCCGACGAACTGCGTCTCGGTCGGGCTCAACAAGGCGCAGATCGTCGACTACCCGGCGCCCGAGGACCTCGGCGGACTCGTCGGGCAGTCGATCAACCTGACGGCCGTCGACGCGGGCACGGCCACGCTCGACGGCACGGCGACGCAGATGCCGGACGCCGTGATGTGCTTCTTCTAGAGGAGGTCCTCTCGTGCTTGGATTCGACTACGCGGAGACCGAGAAGTTCGTTCTCGACGACTTGCCGGCGGTTACTTGGACCGTGGGGGCGATCCCGTACGGGAAGCTCGTCGCGATCGAGGCCGCGCTCTGGCCGCTCGACCAGGAGGCCGAGGCGCTCCGCCGTACCAGGCGCATGGCCACCGACGCGGAGGCGCTGACGCTGACGGCTGAGGACCTCGATGCGTTCGTTGCGCTCGGCCGCAGGCAGGAGCCCATCCGCGTCGAGCTCGTGCGGTGGTCGCTGCGCGACGTGAGCACGAGGCCGGGGGAGCTGGCCTTCGTCGAGGAGACCTTCGCGGGCGAGACCTACCGGGTGCTTCGCCGCGAGCATGCGGAGGCCTTCGCTCGTCCGGCGTCCGGGCTGCTACTCGCGCGGCTGGCGAGCCGAATCCTCGCCCTCCAGCGCCCCAGCGTCGAGGATCTGCTGGGTTTCACGCGGCCGCGCACGGAGAGCCCCTCCACCTCGACGTGAGCCGTGCGCGGCTGGACACACAGGATGATGTGCACCTCGGACTCGACGGACCGTGCATCTCGTGCCCCGCTCACCCGGACGGGTGCCCGCCGTCGGCCGTGCTCGCGGGCGTCGAGTATCGGCGCTGGCCGGGGCTCTACGTGACCCCGCGCGTGCACACCTATCGGGCGCTACACCGCCGCGCGAGAGGCGGCGCTCAGCCGCTGACCGTCGGCTCTCTGTCGTGGCCGGCGCCGCTGGCGACCGCCTTCGACGTGCTCGATCACTACGCAGAGCAGGAGCGCGCACACCGGGAGGTCGCCCATGGGCAACGCCGGTGAGTTTCAATTCGATATAGGCGCGGACGGCTTTGGTCGGTTGCGTCAGGAAATGGCCGGGGCCAACGAAGCGGCGAAGAAGTCGACTCAGGTATTCAAGCGCGCGTTTGCCGCTGACGTGTTCGTGACCTCGCTCAGCAGGATCACGCAAGCTCTTGATGGGGCGGCAAAGCAAAGCATCGAGAGCGTATCAACGATCGCACAGGGCTTCCTCGTCGCAGGTCCGGCCGGCGGCGCGATGGCTTCGTTCAACGTGCTCGTCGGCGAGGGGATTCGTGCGTGGAAGGCGTACGCGGATGCGGCGGCCGAACCAATTCAGGCCACCGCGGAGCAGATCGCGAACAGCGCGAAGGCCACTGCCGAATGGACGAAAAAGCTCCAGGACGTCAAGCGTGAGATCCAAGCGATCCGTCTCGCCGATGCTTCTGGAATCTCAGTCAGCCGCGCGCTCGGGATGCTCTCGACGGCAGAGGTGCAGACGGCGCTGGCGAATCAGGAGACCATGATCGCCGGCCTGAGGAGAAACCTCGCGGCGGCGAGAGAGGATGCGATCAAGCAGGCGGCTGCGCTTTCGTTCTTTTCTACCGATGATTTGACGCTCGCTAATGACATGGTGTCCTCTCGCAAGCGCGCCATCGCCGTTGCCGAGACAGCGAGGGAGACGCTGATCGCACAGGCGGCCCTACTCAGAGAGCAGGAGCGCAAAGCCCGAGTGGAAGAGGCGAATCGGATTCGCGAAGAGAAACGCGGGCTGATGTTCGATCTGGTCGAGATCGCTGGTGAGAGTGCGGCGCGAGAACAAGAGGCCAGAGCCGAAGCCGAGCTCGAAGAGGAAGCCGATGAGCGGTTTTTCGAGCAGCAGCGTGCGGCAGAAGCGATAGAGCGCGCACGAGCAGAAGAGGCTGAGTGGCAGCGCACGCTCGCGACGTCGGCGGAGGAGGAGCATCAACGCGCGATGGACCGCAACTCCGAGCAGGCTGCGGCCCGGTTCGGGATGTGGGCGCTGGAACAGGAGCAGCGAGCGCAGGCCGACGCGGATCACCTCGCGACATTCGAATCGGGGCTCGGGCTCGCGCGGCTAGCAGTCGATGTCGCCGGGGACCTCCGGGCGGAAAACGCCGAGGCCCTCAAGGGGCGCGCCAAGGAGGCCGCGTTCGAGGCCGCGTTCTACGCGGCCAAGGGGATCGCTGAGTTGATCTGGAACCCGCCCGGCGCGGTGGCATCGTTTGTGGGCGCAGGAAAGTTCGCCCTGCTCGCAGCGACCTACGGGATCGGCGCATCGACTGCGCCCTCTGGTGGAGCGTCCGCCGGTAGCGGAGGGTCGGCCGGTGCTCCTGGTGGTCGCGGGGGCAGCGTGGGCGGTGGGCCAAGGACGATCGTGATCAACGCGGGGCAGGCGTTGACGACCACGGCAGACCTGGAGCTCCTGATCGCGCGCGCGAGTCGCGAGGGCGAACGCCGGTTGGGAGGCTGAGCATGGCCACGATCCCGCGCCTTTGGTTTGCTCCCACGCTCAGCGCGGCGAACAACGCGATCGAATTCTCGGCGCGCGCGAATTCACTCGGCGCTGGCGCACCGAACGCGTACTCAGGGACCGAGGCGGCTGGCACCTACGCGGAGCCGCACCCGGCCGTTGCGGGGTCGCTCCTCGCGGTGCTGGCCACGAGTTGGGCGGCTGCCACACGCGCCGGGCCCACGGCGTTTTCCGCCGACTCCGGGACCGTGACGATCACGCTGAGCAGCGCCGGGATCGTCACGGTCACGCTCGGCGGGCTCCTCGACGGATCGACGGCCACGCTGCACTGGGCCACCGGTGGGGCCGACGCTGTCGCGCTCGCGGCGCTCCTGGGCTACGACAGCTCGGCGGATGACACGGCCGTCGTGGCGGGCAATGTGGCCGCGTTCGTGGCCGATTGGCCAATGCGCAATCTCTGGCACCCGTCTGCACCTCCGCGCGTGCAGGCGGAGGAGCCGGCGGATAGCTGGGTCTCGGTCTCGATGACCGCAGACGGATCCCACGTGACCTGGTATTGGCAGAGCTTCACCCGCCGTCGGCTCGTATTCGAGTTCGTGTCGGCCGCGCGCGCCCGGGCAAATGCGGCGACCGGTGACGACACGAACCTCGACCTCGAGACGCTCTGGCTCAGCGCGCAGGTCGCGCGGATTCGCTACTGGGCTGACCAGACAGCAGTCGAGAGTGGCGGGACGTCGACCTACGAGGGCGACTACTTCCTCGAGGAGGATGCCGCGCGGCGCTACGAGCCGACGCGCTACAGCGAGGCGATGGCCTTCTACACGATCGAAATGCCAATGAGAGCCTTCGTCTGATGACCGCCTTTGCTACCGCACTTTTGCAGCGGAACGCAACGGCGATCCTCTACCTGGAGATCGAGGGGCTCCCCTACGCCTACGGCACGATCGAGAAAACGAGCGCCTGGTTCACCTCCTCGCAATTCGAGGGGGTTCAGCCGTGGCTTCGTGTCGATGGCTCGTCGATGGGACTCCCGCGGTTCTCTGAGCACGCGCTCAACCATTTCGAGGGCACGGTAGGGATGGGATCGATCCGGATGTCGCTCGTCGACGTGGACGACTCTCTCGCCGGTCTCTTCGCGCCACGACGGACTGATGATCGGCTCCGGCTCACTGGAGGGAGCGCGAGCGGCTCGGACCTCGCGTACGGCTACACGACGCAACTGCTCGTCGCGGATGATGCGGCGAGCGGGAACACCGGCTCGCTCGCTGGCGGCGACTGGCCCACCGCGGATCTGACGCTCTACGTGGATGGAGAGACGATCACCGCATCGAGCCGATTGGGAGGGACGATCTCGACGCTGACACGTGGGCGCTACAGATCGACGGCAGCGAAGCATGTCGCGCGGAAGGCGAGTCCGAGCACTGACACGGGGTCGATCGTCACGCAATACCCGCGCAACCTCCGCGGCCGCCAGGTCTGGCTCCGCATGGGTCTGGACGCTGCGGCTGATTCTGAGTGCGTCACGATCTGGCACGGAGTCCTCTCGGACTTCGCGTGGCTTGACGAGGGGAAATCGATCGCGCTCGATTTGGACGACGCGACAGGGCTGCTCGACGGGCTCATGCTATTTGGCGAGTGGTTCGCACTGTTTCTCGGCCGAGACGGAGCGGCGAGACCGGAGCTGGTGCGTGGCGAGGCGGAGGACCCGCCGCAGATCTGGATCAGCGGACTGCCCGAGGTCGGCGCCTCGTACCTCGCCGAGGGCACGATTTTCCATGCTCGCCTGCCAGAGCATCGACTCGTCGCGTTCAAGCGCCAAGGCACAGCGCCTGCGGATGACGGCGCCGATGGGCTGGCATTCTCGGTCGAGGCCTCGCAGCTCCTCGGGCTGGGGGCGCCCTTCGAGCTCCATCGCCCGCGGCAGGATCAAGGCGAAGAGACAAGATCGGTCGGCCCATCGATCCTGCTCGCCGGTGAGATCTCGCCGGTGGTTCTGATCCACGGGGTCGCGCAATTGGAGGTGGCGGCCGCCGAGGCGACAGATGCGGCGAGCGGAGGGCGGGAGTGGTCGTTCGGCGCCGTCGGCGATCACCCGCTGCAGGTGGTGCTTCAGCTCCTCCTCTCGACCGGCACCGGAACAAATTACGACACGGCCGATCCGGACGTGACCGGGATCGAGACGACAACGACCGGATACGACACGCTCCCGCGAGACTGGGGTGTTGGTCTCGACGTCGTGGATGTAGATGTGGCGAGCTTCGAGGCGCTGATCCTGGCGCACTCGACTGAGCACGTCAGGATGTTGATCGACGGTCCGCGAGACGCACGCAAGTTGATATCTGATCTGTTGCGTCCGTGGGGATATTACCTCGTCCCGTCATCGGATGGCCTCAGCGTCCGCAAGTACGCGCAGCCGACGATAGGACAGGTGGATGCTGCGACTGCGCTGACGTTCGACGATCTCGTGATCGACCCGGGCACGAGCCTCCCGCGGACCCTCAAGGGACCGACGCCGGATCAGGATCTGGTAATCGGTGCTCTCGAATGGTCACATGGGCCCGAGCTTTCAATCGAGGACGAGGAGCTCAGGATCAGGGTAGAGCCGACGATGTTTCTGGTCGTCGAGGACGAAGCGGACATCGTGCGGAGACAGGCTGCAGGCAAGCTCAAGATCATCGCCGAGTGCCTGCCCGGACGTCCAATTGTGACTGGCCTGACGGGTCGGGTTTCCTTCAGGGCACCCGTTGAAATGACGACGGACGACTACGCAGCCTCGGTGCGGGCCCGGCTGGTCGCTGCTCTCGCCAGACGCTTTCGTGAGCCACCCTACCGGCTCACGATCGAGATCAGCTTCGCTGCCGGCTACGCGATCGACATCGGCGACTGGGTGACGCTCTCCGACTCGATCTCAGGCACGGCGTTCGCGCGAATCCCATCGGCAACCACGAGCGCGCGTGGGCTCAGTGCAGAGCTCTTCGAGGTGTGGGGGAAGCGCTTTGATCTCGGCGGTGCCAGCGTGATCCTGGACCTCGCGCAGACGGGCGCCAGCATCAATCGAGAGAGGTACCTCGCTCCCGCCTGTGGCGTTATCTCGTGGGACAACGGAACGATGACACTGACTGTGATACAGCACAAATTCACGAAATCAGGAGGCGCATACGACGATAGTGACGCCTTCGCGGACGATGACGAGGTCCGGATCTACACGGGCGATCTGAGCAGTCGGTCGACAGCGACCGCGCAGATCCAGAGCCGCACGGCAACAACGATCGTGATCGACAAGACCCAGGCGCAATTGGGCATCACTCCTGCGTCGGGGTACGTTGTGCTGCACGCCGACTACGACGACACCTGGACAGCTCCTGCCAACCTGATCGCGGCGAAAGCCGAATGGTCATTTCGCGCCGATGGAGATCCGGATCTCGCCGGCGACGCGCCGCACCTCCACCGATGACCGCGACCCGCCTGCCCAAACCGACGCACTACTCGCTGACCCCTGGTGGTGTCGGCACGATGAGCTCGGCCGAGCTGTGGAATGCGCTCCGTGAGCGCTACGAGTGGATCGAGGACGCGCTGGCGCCGGCCACAGGATGGTGTCACCCGGTGAATCAGGACGTAGCAGAGATCCGGCAGCAGGGGTCGATCCCAATCAACGGAGGCGACGGAGATCGCCGGAGCTTCGGCCGCTTCAGATGCGGCGAGCCGTGCGGCGATCCCAATGACGTCGCCACGTTCTTCGTCTTCATGGGCAATGTTGGGACGGCCAATCTCACCTACTACGCGGAGCAGCCGCCGGACAACGAATACTCGCAGCAGACGCTCGTCACCCCGGGCGTCACCGATGATGGCGTGTGGTTGAGCGGGGGGCTGCTCATCTACACCGGCAGGACCTACGGGATCGTGGCCGTCGGGTCCGGCGCATTCAGTCAGCGGCCCGAGACGATCGCTGTGCTGACCGAGCCGAGGACCTCCAGCGGAGGCGAGGTCACGCTCGGAGACGGGCTCGAGTCGGTGCCGGTCGCGTGGGAGAAGCTCGCGGTCACGAACCACACGATCAAAGACGCACGGCCGGATGACGTCCATTCGTTCCGCCGCCTTCAACGCCAGACGGGACACCTGATCTGGAGAGCGGCGCGCACGCTGATGCAGCACTCCCTCGTCGAGCCGATCGCGGCGGACGGAGAGACGCGCACCTATCGATACCTCGTCCGACGATCTGCAGGCGCGGCGGGGATGACCGTGCAGATATTCTGTCTGGCCTCGCCCTCGACAGCGCCGATCCATGTGTACCTCATGGAGAGGGGTGGCATACCGGTCGAGGTGGCCGCCTCTGTCGCTGGGCTCGTCGCGCCGATCACCACCGCGGCGTGGGTCTCCTGCGCGATCACCGAGGCGGAGTTCGACACGGCGCTCGCGAGCGGCGGCGGCGTCGATCCTGAGCAACTCTACGAGATCCACGTCACCGCTACTCCGATCGGTGGGGATTCGATCACGGTCTACGACGTCTGCGTCTACGAGAACGCCTATACGGCGGCTGACTTCCTCGCCTCCGGCGACAGCGCGCCCTCTCGTCAGTACCGCGGAGAGGTCACGCGGCTGCGGCCTGGCGACCCGATCGTGGCCGCCTACACGGGGAGCCCGACACGGTACTCGGACCGGAAGACGCTCGCGAACAACGCCCTTCATGCGGCGCTGTACCGCTCCCAGATCGCCGTGTGGGATCGAATCTGGAGAGATTCGGCGGTCGAGAACCTGAACGCGGCCGAGGGTATCAGTGGCGGCGGAAGCACGGCAATCCTCGCGCGCGCCAAGGTGTTGACGGCCGGCGGGATCGCGTGGACCGAGATCCGTCTCGCCCTCTGGCGGCATCCGTCATGGGCAACAGCGGACGACTCGCAACTCGGTTCGGACACCGCCGCCGACAAAACGAAGGCGGTCGTGACCCTCTCGCGCGATTCAGATGGCGTGGTCGACACGGTGCGGACGACGCTACCGGTCGGTGGGCCGATCGGCTACAACGTCACGCTTCGGGCGTCCGCGACCGCCGGCAGCACGCAGGAATGGGTCATCCACGCCTACTGGGACACCGGAGACACCGTGATGGACGATGCCGAGCAGTGGGATCGCCAGTACATCATCTGCTCGGGAGCGTGGCTCCACCAGCTCCCCCGACGCGACGGGCCCTAGGGAGAGAGCGCGTGAACCGTGAGCACCCACGAGGAATCGCCGTGACAGGCCAGCGTTTCGTCGAGTCGGAACCGCTCGACGAGGAACGATCCGCCGGGCGGGATCGTGACGGGCAGCGCGCGATCGCAGGTGAGCGTACCGGTGCCGACGTTCAGGATCTCCAGGTCTCCGGCCGGAGGCACCGGGCGGGTGCTCTGGCTCGATGGGCAGCCGAGAGCGGTGGTGAGGGCGACGAGCAGCAGCAGCTTCACTGGGGGTCTCCTTTCGGAGTGAGATCGCATCGTACAGGCTGCGTCGGACATCGCCAGTTTCCGGCCGGAGAATCAGCATGGTGGCTCGGGTAGACGAGAGAGGATGGCTTGAAGGGCCGCGCGTGGAGCGCGTGCCAACGAAGCGCCTCTGCGTGCTGGAGGTCCCACGCCCGATCGGGATCGTGTGGCACTGGACCGGCACGCGGGGGCAGGCGGATCAGCACGCGCTGAATCTCGCACGGTCGATCGCGGAGCGCGAGAGCGCGAAGAGCATCGGTGCCTCGTGGCACCTGCTGATCGCGCGCTCGGGCCTCGTGGTGCAGAGCCTGCCGTTCGATCGCGGCGCACTCCATTGCCGGGGGCGTCGCGATGGCCACGAGATCAATCGCGCGTACATCGGGATCGAGCTCGAGAACGCCGGCTACGTGATAGCGCGCACCCACACTGAGGTGCCGCGCGGCGTCGCCAACCCGCACGAATCGGCCGACCGCTGGCGGGCCGGACCGTGGCTCGTACCGCGCGAGGAGTTGATCTGCTCGGACGTCGAGGCGCTGCACGCCTACACGGTGGAGCAGGTCTCCGCGGCCGAGGACGTGCTCCGCGCACTCGTGGCGTGGGCGCCGGAACTCACGCGCGCCTCGTGCGCGTTCGGGCACTGCGATCTCGACCCCTCACGCAAGGCCGACCCGGGGCCGCTGTGGACAGGGGTGCACCTACCTGCGATCCTCGGCCGCGTGTTCGGAGAGAGCCCGTGATCCACTACCCCGCGCCCGTTGCCGCATCGCTCCTCGCCCCCGGAGCCGTCGTCCTCGGTGAGGCAGTCGCGATCGAGATCTCGACGAGCACGGTGCTCGCCGCCGCCGCCGCGCTCGGGATCGGCGCGCTCGCGTGGTTCGCCAAGCGCGAGCTCGCGAACAAAGACAGAGCGATCGAGCGCATGCGGTCGAGCATGGCGGATCTTTTCGCAAGACACGCGGCGCTCGAGCGGCGCGTTGACAAGATCGAGACCGAACGCCAACTGCTCGGACGCTAGCCCGAGCGTGGAGAGATTATGCTGCCAATCGATCGGATGACGCTCCGCGAGCGCGTGTGGGACCAGGCGCGGGCCCTCGGCTACGGGCTGATCGTCGCGATGCTTTGGCTCGTGCTCGTCGCCGGGCTGGCTCGAGCAGGCGCCACGGTGGATGAGCTGATCGAGCCTGCGACGGGGACTGCGATCGTCGTGGGGCTCGACACGCCAACCGACATCGTGGGTTTCGTGCGCGAGATCCACGGTGCGGCGGTAGAGGGCGACTGGCGCGTGGTCGCAGGGCTCGTGCTCCTCGTGCTGATGGTCGCGGTCCGCCGCTTCGGGTCGCGGCTGCCCGGCCGGGTCGGCGCCTTCCTCGGCTCGCACCTCGGGGGCGCGATCGCGCTCTGCGGGCTCGCGGCCGTCGAGGTCGTGGGGTCCGCGCTCGTCGGCGGGGCGCCGCTCACGTTCGACTTGGCGCTTCGCGTAGTGGAGAATGGCGCGATGGCCGCCGGGATCTGGCACGTCGCAGCGAAGCCGGCAGGCAAGCGGCTTCAGATCAGGCGCGCGGCTCGCACCGCGGCGAAGCTGGCCGCGCCGTGAGCGACCAGTGGGTGCTCCTGCGGCTGGCCGCGGTGCTTGCCTCTCTCGGCGTGCTCGGCCTGTGGTGCGCCTCGTGATCGCGCTCCTGTCGGTGGTCGCCGCGCTCACCCTGGCGCTGGCCGCTTGGGCCGAGGTCCACCGGCGCCGCGCCCAGCGCGAAGCGGACAGAGCGCGCGCCTTCGCCTCGGAGGTAGAGGCGCACGCGATCGAGCAGGCGCGCGCCCGCGAGTCCGTGACGGTCGCCGATCTGGATCGGATCCACCTTGACCGACTCGCCGAGACGGAGCGCGACCTGGAGGCCTCGGCGAACGATACGCTCCAGCGGATGCTCGAGCGAAAGCGGCGGCGACCATGAGGCGCGCGCTCGTTTTCGCCTCGCTGCTCGTGCTCTCGCCTACGGCGCGCGCCGCGTGCGTGTGCCCGCAGGATGCGCCGACGTGCACCTGCGAGCGCGCGGACGTCGAGCTCTACGTCACGTCGATCGCCGACTTGGAGCGCGACATCGGGCGCGCAGATGCGGCGCGAGATCGTGCGATAGCGGAGCGAGCCGCGCTCGAGGCCCGACTCTCGGCCGAGTTGGCGCGCGCCCCGCTCGGAGCGATCGTACGGTGGGAGTCACTCGCGGCCGCAGCCTCAGTGGGCGCAGTCGTCGGGCTCGTGCTGGGCGTCGTGCTCGCGCGCTAGTGGCCGCATTCGCCGAATCGGTCCCAGCACCCGACGCAGAGCGGGTCGCCGCAGCGCCAACACGC